TTTTAGGAGCTCCCGAAGGAGCTCCATAATTAATTACGCAACTGTGCTTGTTGGGTCATTCAATTGAAGCCATTGTGCTCCATCTGAAAAAACGTAACAAGATACAGAAGTTCCATTTGCACCGTTTTTAACGTATGCAATAACGCCTTCATTAGCTGTTGCTAATAAAGTTCTAGTTCCACCTGTTGTAGATAATGTAGTTACATTACCAGCAGAAGCTATGAACGGAAGGTTGCCACCTTGTTGTGTGTCATTTGATCCTGATCCGCCTGCGTTTACGTTTGGTCCACCGATAAATCCGTTAAGAGATACCACTGGTCCTGTAAATGTAGTTTGTGCCATATTTTTATCCTCCTAGTTTACATTGACATAGTCTCTAGGTCGTCGACTATACTCGTCTATGCCAATTTAATTGTATAGTACGCATTTTATATATTAGATTTTAGTGAAGTGCAAGGGAGTTTGTAGTGGAGTTGAAGTTTCCAGCGATTTAGTAGCGTTTTGTTTAAGTAGCTACTGAAACTTGTGGTGCAGCATCAATTATTTTATTAAGTCGACTAGCTTCTTTAGCTTCTGCCATCTTAATATGATTAATAACTTCTTTTATCTTGTTATCAATCCTCACCATATCAAGAGTATATCTACCCTCGTCGTTATAGTGCTGCTCCCACTGTAGTTCTAGTCCCCTCTTCTTTTTGTAAAGGGATTGAACGTGTGTTTGCATCATTAACCTCCTCATAGGTTATCCAAGTTTTACGTTTATCGTAAAAATTGCTTGCTTCCCATACTATATCATTTTGTCCTAGTTTGTCAACTATAGCATTATTAAATGCTTCATCGTTGTCTTCACAAGAAATATTAAACTTTGTGTAATATCCTCGGGACTTTATTTGTATGAGATATGTCTTCATGAGTATTTCTTTCTACCATAAAAAAAGGGGGCCCGAAAGCCCCCTTTTAAAATAAAAATGAGTAATATTATTTAATATTACGCACCTTCAACACCGAAGATACCTCTAGGGTCAGAAACTCCGAAAGAGTATCTTTCTCTAGCTTTGTATCTCATGTTACCAGTATCGAAGTCACCTTCCATCTTAGTAGAGATAGGTGATCTTTCAAAATACTTCATACCATTAGGTACATCTGTAATGATGTAGAACGCATCAGTATCAGTTAAGAAATTGTTAACCACATAACCTTGTGGAATCATTCCCATAGATCTGATTGCATTGATATCATTGTCAGCAGTACCAACTCTTTGAGCAGATTTCATTAATCTCTCTGCAGTGAATTGTAATTCACTAGGAATAATCATTTTTATTCCTTTTGCAGCGATCTTAAGACCTCTCTCGTCAGTCATCGCAGCAATGTCGATTAAAGACTGTTCAAGAGATGTTTCGTTTAAGTCTGCTTGAGTAGTTAAAGTGTTTTTGTAGCTACCAGCGATAGTTGGGTGCGCAGTGTTAAATAAAGAAACACCGTCACCTGAATCGTAACCGTCAGTAGTTGGTAATCCTTGAATTAAAGGATTAACAGCTTTAACTTGTTTAGTTTGAGCCATAGATCTTGCTAGGGCTTTTGTGTATCTAGAAGACAATCTGTCATATAGGTTATCTTCAATCGCTTCTTCAGTGATTGAAAATGCTAAAGCAACAGTTTCGTGAGTGTATCTAGCAGTGAAAGTCTCTTGAGCATTGTCAAAAGTCACACCAGAACCTTCAGGTTTAACCTGTGCTTGAGCGAAACCAGATAACATCACTTCTTCTTCAAAAGCTCTGTCCGAAGTTTCCTTCGTATAGATCTGCTCATGTTGGTTTTCATATTGTTTATATTCCAGGCCGAATAGTGCATTCAATCCTGGCTCTAGTTCTTTAACTAGTTGTGATCGTGATATAGCCATAATTTATTCCTCCTATTATACGCCTGTAGCACCTTTAAGATAATGCTCGTTAATAGTAACAACCACATTAACATTGTTGCTTGAAGCATCATTGTTTTCTGGGTCTTTACTAATGCCAAGAATTCTTAATTGCGCAGTAGTTGTATCAATTGAACCTTTTGCAAGTTCTGATCTTGATACATAGTTAGCACTGTCTCCAGCTCTGTACGTAATGTCTGCATTTAAGAAAACATCAGCGGCACCAACTGTAGTGTCAGCTTGGATTTCGAACCTTTGATAAGGATCGTCAGCCACGAAAGCAACTGTGTCAGAAGCAGCAATGCTTCCAGCATAGTGGTTTGCCCACGTTGGCTTTTTAGTTGATGGATCAGTGTAGAAAACACCGTTCAATGAACCTGCTAGATTTACGTCTCCAGCAGCAGCTACATCTACTGTTCCAGCCGCAGTTACTTTAACTACGTCTTGAAAGTAAATAGCTGAAGTATCGTTATTAGCGATAGAGTATTCAGTTAAACCATTGTTATCAGCATTCTGACCCACTTTGCCTATTGGTTTTAGACCAAAAGCAGCGTCTTTGTTTGCCATATTTTTTACTCCTTAGTTTAAGTTTATTTTAATGGTTTAGAATTGTTAATAAATTAACTTTTCTTCGTACCACCAAAAGTTACACGTGTCTGCCTATCAACATTGATTGGCATACTTGGGTGCTGTTCCTTCATGAGATCGTTTTCAACTGCTTGATCTTGCTCTTTACCCTGATCTGCGTAGTATTGAGCTCTAGATTTTGCAATCTCTTCGGGTACCCTTGTCAGCACAAGGCCACCAACTCCGATCACTCCCGCGTATTTTCCATCTTCAATGACTGGATAATCTGAATCTGGGTATTGATCCGCACGAACTAACTCGTATCCTGATCTTAATCTTCCAGCGACGTTTTTAGTGTCTTGGAAACCCATAGATTCTATTCTTACCCATCTATGTCGAAACCCATTAGGGGCCGGGGGTGCATCTAAAGATGATGGTGGAGTCCAGACTTTTTGTCGAGCTTCTTTTTCTCTAGTCTGACTCGCACGAGAAGCTCTTTTTTCGTTTTCGTTACTCATATGCTTTTACTCCTTCGTGATTAGATTTAATTGTCTCGCATATTCTTCAAGTGGCACACCTAATTTATTAGCAATTGCTATTTGTGAAGATGTGAGTTTCACAATTTTGCGACCTGGTTTACTACTTCTATTAGCCGAAGCTACAACTTGAGTAGGTTTATTAGTCGTTTGTTGTTCCACTTTACCAAATTTTTGAGGGAATTCAAGTTTTATTCTTCTATCTATTTCAGAATAATACTCATCCGATTGTGGGTCATAACCTTCTTCCTCAACTAGCTTTTTATGTAAGCTAAATGCGGTATATGTCATGGCCTCGTCTTGACCAAACCAAGTGTTCTTTTGAGCCCAATTTTGAGCTTTTGGATCTGGATTGATCGGTGTTTCTTGAGAAGTTTCCTTTAATTCAGGAACTAACCTAGTCTTAGGTTTTTCCTCCTCAACAGGTCTAGCTTTTATCTCAGCTAATTTTGCTTCTTCATAACCTAATCTTGAGATTTCAGTTGAAGCAGCTATTTCAGCTTTCAAATCGCCATCCTCTCTAGCTTTAGCTAATCTACTAGCTGCAGCTTCCATAGAAGATTTAATTCTATTTTCCATTTCAGTTACATAACCTGTATCTAATTTGGAATATCTAGATTGAAGTTCTTCTTGCTTTAACTGAACTTTTTTTGCGTAATCAAGAGCAGCTTGTTCTCTTCTCTCTGCTTCACGCATTTTTCTAGTTAGTTTTGCAATTCTTCTTTTTACTCCTTCAGAGTAATCTTCTATTTCTTTTTTCTTTTCTTCTGTTTCTTTTTTCTCTGTTCCTTGGTCCTCGGTTTGTTCTGCTTGAACATTAGACTGCTCAGCAGGTTTCTCAGTTGAGTCATTGGACTCAGTATTGTTTTCAGTTTTTTCATTAGATACCTCTATTTCAGTTTCTGGTGTTTTTTCCTCTGGTAATTCAACCTCGGCTCCAGGACCAGATGTATCTATATCAACTGTTTTTTCTTCTTCTTGCATAGTATGCTCCTATGGTTAGTATTTATGAAGTATGTCTTCTGGGTTTGCGATCGTAGCAAGTACTTCATCATCATTTAAGATTCTTACCTCACCACCATCGATGTTAATCCTAGATCCGGCATAACGTGCAAAGATAACCCAATCCCCGACCTTGCACCACGGACCTTC